GACGAGCCGCCACCCCTGCTGCACCCGAGCATGGCACTGCAATACCGCAAGCGGGTCCAACAGCTCTACGACGCCCTGCAGGACGAAGACGAGGGGAAGCGGATCGAGGCCGCCGACACGCTGCGCTCGCTCGTGGATCAGATCGTGCTGACGCCGGTCGAGGGCAAGGTGGAGATCGACGTTCAGGGCGATCTCGCTGGAATCCTTATGATTTCCACACAAACGAAAAACCCCGCCGGAGAGCGGGGTGGATCGCAAGTAAAGATGGTTGCGGGGGCAGGATTTGAACCTGCGGCCTTCAGGTTATGAGGGCTACCCCGGCGTCCGAACTCCCTTCGGGATTTCAGCAGGTTAGGCGGATTTCTGACACCAAACGTCGGCGTCGTGTCGCACGGAACAGCCGCAAACCGTTGGGAGGAAACGGGACCTGATCAGCGAGACAGCTTCACTTTGATCATCGCCATGGTTTTCTGATGATCGAGAGGCCTGTCTTGTCTGGACCCGCATCGCCCCAAAAGCGCCTTGCCGACTGACTACCTGCCGTCTCCATCCTCGCCATCGTCAATTTCGATATCTTCTATGTCTGCGTCTTCTTCGCCATAAGTCAGGTGTTCGAGCGTCGAGGCCTCCAGCAGAGCACGGCGTTCTTTGAAGTTCGTGATATCCTCGTAATGCGACTCCAGCTCGTCGAGCACGGTGATCTTTTTCTTATCGGATCGGAGGGCTGCGAGATATTCGCCCTCTAGAGCCGGATCGAACGGTAGAGGCTTTATGAGGTCGCGTATCAACTGCGCGTTTGGGCCGCAGGCTTCGCTCGAAATAAAATAGGCCATCAGTTCGGCCTGTAGAATATCCTCGTCCTCAAAATCAAATTTCTTGCTCAGGAAAATCTTCGACGCCTTCGACCGGTACTCGATCTCATAGGTGTAGATATTGAGCCGTCTGGCTTCGTCCTCTACGATTTTGTGAATCGGGTTCACGATTTTTGCCACGACCTTGCCGATGAACTTGCGATGCTTGCGCTCGTTTGGCGTTACCGTCAGAAAACCACTAGTATTGATCTTAATGTCGAGGTGCTTTTCCAGGAATTTGACGAGCTCGTCGCGCTCCTGAGTAGGCGCGAAGACCGAGGCCAAGCTGTAGCGGCCGTAGCGCTGGGATGTGTAGAACCGACCCAATAGAGCGATGAATTCGTTTTCCCGTGCGGGGAATTTTAGGCCATGTGGTTCTCTCAACCGTAAGGCTAGATCTTGGTGTGTGTGAGTAATCAGGCTTTTCTCGAAGCCTTCCTGGTCAACCGCATTATCGTGCTCCGTCAGGATGATCGCTATCTTCAACAGACGCTCGACGCCGACCGCAACCGAATACAGAAACTCGAATGCATCCTCCTCAGACGCAAAATTCTCCATCTCGTGGAAGGCCTGAAGACCGTTGAACAAAAATCGTCCAGCGATATCCAGCTCGGTCCCGAGGTTGAAGTTTTTCCAGTATTCGTCAGGCCGCAATTAGGTCGTCCTTCTTCCGCTGTAGGTCAGCAAGCAGCACAAGCTGCGGCAGCTGTCATTCCCAACCTTTGACGGTTCTTCTGCCAAAGCCACTTGGAAGAGCCTATCCCAACAGCTTCGCCTCGACCATCGCCATCGCCTTCTGGTGGTCGGGCGACGGGAACAGGTGGCCGTAGCGCTCCATGGTCATCTGGATCGAGGAATGGCCCGCGAAGGTCATCACTTCCTTGATCGAGAAGCCCTGCTCGATCCAGAGCGACACCGCGAAATGACGCAGGTCGTGCCAGCGCAGCTTCACGCCGACCCGCTCCTGCAGCTTGCGGAACAGGGACTGCGTGTTGGTGTGCTGGAGAACGCCGCCGCGCGGCGCGGGGAAGACCAGCCCGAGGTCGCTCTTCGGGCAGCGCAGTTTCCAGCGGCGCAGGGCGTTCAGCACCATCGGACCGGCCGGAATGTCGCGATAGCCCGCGCGCGATTTCGGTTCGCCCATCTGGTTGTAGGCGTCCGCGCGCTGGCGGATGTGGATGAAGCCCTTGTCGAAATCCACGTCCTGCCAGCGCAGTCCCCGCAGTTCCGATGCGCGCAGGCCACCGAGGGCCGAAACGATCAGATGCGGCTTGAAATCCTCGTCGGCTGCCTCGATCAGCGCGCGGATCGCCTCCTTCGAAGGGACTGGCGCCTTGTGGTCGATCCGGCTCGACTTGATGATGCGGACGCCGTGGGCGGCGTTGGTGAACAGCTGGCCGTTGTCGATGGCGTGGTCGAGGATCAGCTTCAGCACCGAGATGGCGCGGCGGGTCAGATGCTCGGACCGCCCGTTCAGCAGCAGCCGGTCGCGGAACTCGTTGACATGGCGGCGGGTCAGCTGGGCGATGAGTTTGTCTCCGATCCCGACCTCGGGATCCTTGATGTGCAACCGCACGTAGTCGCTGTAGCCGCGTAGGGTGGACCGCTCCATCCGCCGCCCCGTCTTGCACCGCACCTCGCAATGGTCGAGCCACGCCTTCGCGGCGTCGGCCACGGTGATGCTCTCGCTGTCGGCCAGATAGGTGTTGTTGGCGACCAGCGAGCGGACCTTCACGAGATAGACGTCGGCGTCTTTTCGGCGCGGGAACAGTTTCGAGCGGCGCTTACCGGCCTGGTCGGTGAAATCCACCTGCCAGCGCACGAGGCCCGAGGGCAGTGTTCGCTTCCGGATCGTGGCCATGGGTTACCTCGCTTTGCCAATGGGTTGAGCCCGATCAGCCTGTCGTGCTGCCATGCGTTTGCCGAGTTGGCGAGGCGAAAGCGACCGGGGTGGAGTCCACTTTAGGATTTTTACTCCGAAACCCTCTTGTGCGCCAGAGGTTTTGGACTTATGGTCCGAAACAAGCTCAGGAGACCCCGCCCGCGATGGCAAAGCTCAGCGATCTCATCCCCACCCTCGCCCGTATTCTGCCGATGCCCGAGCAGACCGTAGCGGTGATCGCGCGCGCCCTGCGCCAGAAAAGGCTCATTTCCACGGGCGGCAGGGGGCCGGGCGCCGCCGACATGACGCCCGATGACTGCGCCAATCTGCTGCTGGCGATCATGGCGGCCGATCAGGTGAAGGATGCCGTCGATGCCGTGCGCGAGTTCCGCAGCCTGACGATGGAGGCGGTTCACTGCCGCGATGCCGCGGCGGACGGGGAAGAGGACGACTGGCTGCCCTTGCCGCCTGCGATGCGGCGTCTGCTGGTTGTCCGGGACTTCGGGGAAATGCTGTCGGGCCTGATCGCGGCGGCGCGAGACGAGGTGCTCCACAAGGCCCTGGATGACGTGGCGCTGCCCTTCATGAAGATCGAGGTCGAGCGGCGGTTCCGGACGGCATCGGTGTCCTTGAGCGGCTCGAGCAATGAACTGGCGCCACCGCAGCCGGTGCTGATCGCCACCTTCGGCATCCCGGAAGGGCCGGAGCGGGAGCGAATTGAACAGGAGGATTTCGCCGCTGGCGGGGATGCCATGATCACCTTCGCCATCGGCCACAGAACGATCATCGCGCTGGGCGCGCTGATCCGCAGCTAGGAGGACAGGACATGCAAACGGAAATGCGGGCTGGACCCGCCACGGGAGAGGCTTGCCCGGCGCTGGCCGAGGATCTGCTGCGGGGCGCAGACGCCATCGCGGTCTTCGTCTTCGGCGACGCGAAGGAGCGGCGGAAGGTCTACTACTACGCCAGCGAGGCCAAGGTGCGGATGCCCACCTTCCGGATGGGTAACGTGATCTGCGCGCGAAAATCGCGGCTCATCGGCTGGATCGAGCAGCAGGAGGCTGCGCGATGAACGATTTCAACATCCCGCTCTCCACCGACGACCACGTTGTCATCGGCAATCGCCTCCGTGAGTGCCGTGACGCACTGATGCACGTCATGACCTCGGCGGTGCCCGGCACCCTGACCTATCAGGAAGCCGACCGGTCCCTCGCAGCGCTAGACCGTCTCCGAGCCGAGCTCGAGCATGATCTGCGGGGCACCACGTCCTACGAGCGCGACCCGCGGCATCTGACCGGCAAGGTCTACTACGGCTTCGTCCGGTTCGTCGGCAGCGGGGACGGGCCGGAGGAGCACTGGATCGACGACTTCGCCGCCTGGGTCCTGGACGGGGAGTGAGTCATGGAGGACGCCATCCGCACGACCGAAGACATGGCCGACGCCGAGGCGTCGGCGGATGCGTCCACCGCGGCGCCCGCCCCGGCCGAGCTTGAGGATCCGACCGACCAGCGCCTGCAGCTCCACCGCCACGGCTATCGGCCGATCCCGGTTCTGGGCACGCAGGTCGCGATGAAGGGCGCGGGCAAGCGGCCGATGATGAAGGGCTGGGAGACCGTCTGCGCCAGCGCGGACGAGGCCGAGATCGCCCACTGGACGAAGGCGCAGCGCAACTGCACCAACACTGGCCTGCTCTGCGGGACGCTGGTCGGCATCGACATCGACGTGCTCGACCACCAGCACGCCCATCGGGTGACCTGCATCGCGACCGAGATGCTCGGCATGACGCCCGCCTGCCGGATCGGACGCGCGCCGAAGATCCTGCTGACCTTCCGCACCGATGAGCCCTTCGACAAGATCCAGACGCCCGAGTTCCACATGCTCGACGGCACCGTGGCGCGCGTCGAGGTGCTGGCGACGGGACAGCAGTTCGTAGCCTTCGGCATCCACCCCGACACAAAGGCACCCTATCACTGGCCCGAATGCTCGCCGCTCGACGTGCCTCTGCACGAACTGCCGCCGGTCACCAGGGAGCGGTGCGCGGCGTTCATCGCTGCGGCCGAGACGTATCTGCGCAAGGTCGGCGGCTACAGCACCGCCGATCGCCGCGAGATCGAGCGCGAGGGCCGCAAGGCCGCAGGGCTCAAGCGGAACCAGGCGCCCTCGCGCGAACTGGTCGAGGAGGCGGTCGCCCACATCCCGAACGACGACCTGCCCTATGACGACTGGATCAAGGTCGGGCTCGCGCTCTACGCCGCGCTGGGCGCAGGCGGCCGGGATCTTTGGGAGAGCTGGTCGGCGCGGGCCGACAAGAACGATCCGGAATACACCGCCGAGAAATGGGACAGCTTCGCCCGTGTCCGCAGCGTGACCGTGGGCACCCTGTTCTGGCTGGCACGGCATAACGGCTGGCGGGCGGAACAAGCGGAGCGGGTGCGGACCTCGCGCGCATCCCGCCGTCCGGACGCTGCGGACCAGGACGAGGTCGACGACGACGGTCGCCCGGTCATCCGCATGTATGCGGGTTTCCTGCACCAGACCGTGGACATGGCCGAGGGCGCGCTGATGCAGGCCGGGCTCGGCTACTATCAGCGCGGCAGCATCGTAGTGCGCCCGGCGATGGTGCCGGTGGCGGTCTCGGACGGGCGCACGGTCGACGCGCCCCGGCTGGTGCACGTCAAGGCGCACCACATGGCCGAGGCCTTCACCCGCGCCGCCAGCTGGAAGCGGTTCGACAAGCGCGAGGGCGAGTGGCTGAGCACCGACTGCCCGCACAGGATCGCGGAGACCTTCCTGGCACGCGAGGGGCAGTGGCGCCTGCCGGTGCTGACCGGGATGATCAACTGCCCGACCCTGCGGGCCGACGGCTCGATCCTCGACCTCCCGGGCTACGATGCGCAGACCGGGCTGCTGTTCGATCCGCAGGAGGTCCGGTTCCCGGCGCTGCCGCGCGACCCCGCCCGGGACATGGCGTTGCGCGCGCTGGCCTACCTCAAGGACCTGATCTCCACCTTCCCCTTCGTGACGGAAGGGGATCGCGCCGTGGCGCTCTCGGCCATGCTGACCGCGCTGGTGCGCCGCTCGCTGTCGACAGCGCCGCTCCACGGCTTCAACGCGCCGACGGCCGGCACGGGCAAGTCCATGCTTGTGGACCTCGCGAGCCTGATCGCCACCGGCCGCCCCGCGCCGGTGATCGCGCAGGGCAAATCCGAGGAGGAAATGGAGAAACGGCTCGGCGCGGCGCTGATCGCGGGCGACATCCTGATCGCCATCGACAACTGCGAGGAACCGCTGGGCGGCGAGCTCCTGTGCCAGACCATGACGCAGACGAGCCTCAAGGTCCGGATCCTCGGGACGTCGATCAACGCCGAAGTGCCGAGCAACGCGGCCATTTTCGCCACCGGCAACAACCTGACCTTCGAGGGCGACATGACCCGCCGCGCGCTGCGCGCCACGCTCGACGCCGGGGTGGAGCGGCCCGAGCTGCGCGCCTTCGACCGCGATCCCCTCGCCATGGTGACCGAGCGGCGCGGCGACTACGTCTCGGCCGGGCTGACCGTCCTGCGGGCCTTCCACAACGCCGGCCGACCGCAGCAGCGCGCGCCGCTCGGCTCCTTCACCGACTGGTCGCGCTGGATCCGCGACGCCCTGATCTGGCTGGGCGAGGCCGATCCCTGCGATACGATGGAGGAGTTGCGCGGCGCCGATCCGAAGCGCGAGGCACTGACCTCGGTCCTGGAAGGCTGGCGCGAGGTGATCGGCCTGCAGCCCGCCAACGTCCGCGACGTCATCGAGCGTGCGACCGAGCAGCGACCGCAGCTCTACGGCCGCGCCGAGTTCGTGCATCCCGAGTTCCGCGAGGCACTGCTGCGGGTCGCTGGCGAAGGCGGCGCGATCAACGGCAGGCGGCTCGGCAAGTGGATCGGATCGCACCAGAACCGGATCGTGGGCGGGCTGCGCCTGGTGAACGCGGGCGTGTCGGCAGGGCACACGCGCTGGCAGCTGGAACATGCGCAGCCGGGCGCCGCGACGATCAACGCCGGTTCTGAAACTTTCCGGGGCCGTGCCGATGCGTGACGTTCATTCCCGATCCGTCTGGTGGGTTTGGTGGCTTTGGTGGATTTCTCCCGGCCGATATCTGTGTTTGTCCCCCGAAGTGTCTGCGACGTGGAAGGTCGCGACACGTGACGCCATGCATCACGCCATGTCGCATGACGTGACAGTTTACAGGAGCGGGAGGAAACAACCCACCAATCTCCACCAAACCCACCAGACAAACCGTCAACGGACGGGGACGAACGGCACGGTCCGCGAAAACTTCAGAACCGTCGTGACCAGCCGGAATCGGCGGATCGCTGGCCGCCGGGCGGTTCCTCCCGGGCCGATCCGTATGTGGGGACGCGCAGCGCATGACCCCGCCAGCGTCAGGGGGCGGAAATGACTAAACTCGACAGCCATGAGACCAAGACCGCCTTCGCCGCCCGTGTCGGGCTGACCAAGGGCCGCATCTCGCAACTGGTGGCCGAGGGCCTGCCGGTGCGCGCGGACGGGTGGATCGACGTTGCGGTGGGCCTCGCCTGGATCGAGGACAACCTCGACCCCGCCCGTCGTAACAAGGGCGGTACCGCCAGCCCCGCCCGCGCGGCGACGACGCTGGCCGAAGCCAAACGGCTGCATGAGATCGTGAAGGTCCAGCGCGCCAAGCTGGCATTCGAGCGCGAACAGGGCCAGCTGGTCGAGACCGCCGCCGCCACGCGCACGGTGTTCGCGCGCGCCCGTGCCGAACGCGACGCGCACATGGCGTGGGTCCAGCGCAGCGCACCCCTGCTGGCCGCCGAGCTCGGTGCCGATCCGCGTGCCACATTCGCGGCGCTGGACCGGATGATGCGCGAGCATCTGGAGCACCTGGCCGACCTGCCCTTGGGGAGTTTTGGCGATGGTGCCTGACATCGATCTCGCCTGGCGACGCGGCATCCGCCCGGAACCGCCGATCCCGGTCTCGGATTGGGCTGACCGGCATCGCATCCTGCCACCGACCTCTGCCGAGCCCGGCCGCTGGCGCACGGACCGCACGCCCTATCTGCGCGCGGTGATGGACGCGCTGTCCACCGCCAGCCCATACGAACGTGTCGTGCTCATGAAAGGTGCGCAGACCGGTGGCTCCGAGGCGGGGCTGAACTGGCTCGGCTACATCATCCAGAACGCGCCCGGCATCGCCATGCTGGTCATGCCTTCGCTCGACATGGTGCGGCGGAACACGACCGTTCGTATCGACCCGCTGATCGAGGCCACGCCCGCGCTCCGCGACCTGGTCGCCGCGCCCCGCTCCCGCGACGCCGGGAACAGCCTGTTCCGCAAATCCTTCCCCGGTGGCCAGCTGGTGATGACCGGGGCGAACAGCGCGGTCGGCCTGCGATCCACGCCGGTGCGATACCTGTTCCTCGACGAAGTGGACGGCTATCCCGGCGATGCGGATGGCGAGGGCGATCCCGTCGATCTGGCCATCCAGCGCACCACCACCTTCCGGGGGCGGCGCAAGATCTACATGGTCTCGACGCCCACCCTGAAAGGCCACTCCCGCATCGAGGCGGCCTTCCTCGACAGCGACCAGCGTTACTTCCACGTCCCCTGCCAGCACTGCGGCGACATGGCCCCGATCACATGGGCACGCATCCGCTGGCCCGAGGGGCGGCGTGACGCGGCGTATCTGATCTGCGACGCCTGTGGCGGCGTCCATCACGAGCACGACAAGCCCCGCCTCATCGAGGCTGGCGAATGGCGCGCGACCGCGCCGGGCGATGGCCGCACGGCAGGATTCCACCTGTCATCGCTCTATTCCCCGTGGGAGACATGGGCCGAGATCGCCGCCGAGCACGGCCGCGTGCGGAAGGACCCACCCCGCCTGCAGGTCTGGGTCAACACCAAGCTGGGCGAGTCCTGGGAGGACCAGGCGGGCGACACGGTTCCGGCCGATCCGCTCATGGCCCGGCGCGAGGACTGGGGCGAGGCGCTGCCCACCTCCGTCGCCGTGCTGACCGCGGGCGTCGACGTCCAGGGCGACCGGATCGAGGTGCAGATCCTCGGCTGGGGCCGCGACGAGGAGGCTTGGGTGGTCGACTACCGCGTGCTCTGGGGCGACCCGTCCGGGCCCCGCCTGTGGTCCGATCTCGACATGGTGCTGCAGGCGACCTTCCCGCATCCCGCCGGGCTCGACCTGCCGGTTCGCGCGGCGGCCATCGACACCGGCGGTCACCACACCAAGATGGCCTACGAGTTCTGCCGCACCCGCCTCGCCCGTCGCATCTGGGCGATCAAGGGCCGCGGCGGGCCCGGCATCCCGGTCTGGCCGCGCCGCCCAACGCGGACCAACAAGGGCAAGATCCCGCTGTTCATCGTCGGCGTGGATGCGGTGAAGGATGCGGTCTACGCCCGCCTGAAACTGTCCGAGCCCGGCCCCGGCGCGATCCACTTTCCCCGCCGACTCGACGCCGACTATTTCCGCCAGTTGACCGCCGAACGCGTCGTCACCCGCTTCGAGAAGGGCCGCCCGATCCGCTCCTGGCAGCCCAAGCGCGACGGCGAACGCAACGAGGCCCTCGACACCTTCGTCTACGCCCACGCCGCCTTGCACGGGCTGATCAGCATGGGCATGCGGTTGAACGAGGAAGCCGAGGCGTTTGCGGGGCGTGGCGCGGAACCGGCGCGCGACGCGAAGATGGTGATCCGGTCCGCATGGATGGGCTAAAGTCCGTCCCGTGATCGGGGCCTCGTGGCCGATCTCTTGCGCCACCAAGACTATCGACTGGATTACTTGAGAGCTTTCGTGCTACGCAATATTTCGACACCGACACGGCTGCGGGTACCACCGAGTGTGGTCGCACATGTCCACCACCGTAGCAGACTGGGAGATTGCTTGGCGAATGAAGTCACAAAAAGATGCCGCGGAAGAAAACAAGTCGTTGACGGGTGTAAGCCTGTTTTCTGGTGGCGGCATCGGCGACCTTGCCCTTCGTTCAGCTGGGGTTGATGTTCTTGTAGCATCTGAACTGTTGCCTGACCGCGCTTCCGTATTTCGGTCCAATTACCCAACCACCACTATGGTTCAAGGCGACATTCGAGAAACAAAAGGGAACATCATTGATGAGGCGAAGGACAAGCTTCAGGGCCGAACTCTCGATATCCTTTTCGCTACGCCCCCCTGCCAAGGCATGTCCAAGAACGGCCGCGGGAAACTGCTTCGTGGCGTTCGAAGCGGGGTAAAGCCAAAACTTGATGAGCGTAATCGACTCGCCATCGACGCAGTTGAAATCGCGCTGGCTCTACGGCCGAAACTCGTGGTGTTCGAAAACGTACCCGAGATGCAAAACTCTTTGATTGAATACAACGGACAAGTGTGCGATCTGCTCGAACTGATCTCGGAGATCCTTACTCCCGACTACGAAGGACGCTGGGAGGTCGTTGAGTTCGCCGACTACGGTGTGCCACAGCGGCGCCAAAGGCTGATCACAGTATTCACCCTCAAGTCTTCACCGTCGACGTCTCTCAAAAAGTGGGCAGTTCTGCCCGCGCCGACACACTCTCAAAATCCAAGCATGTTTACGCGCCCATGGGTCACCGTGGACGACGCGCTCGCAAATGTGCCTTCACTCGACGCCGCCAATCCTCGCTCCGCCTCACACGATCGCATACCGTTTCATCGCGTTCCAACGCTTGACGATGCAAAGTACTTCTGGGTCTCAAATACACCGCCGGGGAAAGGGGCCTTCGACAATCAGTGCGTGAATTCTTCCTGCGGGTTCGACAAGAACCCAACGCATGGATCAAAACACAACTCAGAGGGCATCAATCAGGCCAACCGCGACACTCCCCTGCACTGCCTGAAGTGCGGCGACCTGTTGCCACGTCCTTGGGTAAAGGACGGATCAGAGTACCGCTTAATGTCAGGCTTCACGAGCGCCTACAAGCGTATGCGCGGCGACCTGCCGGCTAGTGCTCTCACGAGAAACTTGTCCTACGCGTGTTCTGATCAAAAGCTGCACCCGAGGGAACATCGGGTTCTTTCACTCCACGAAGCATTCATCCTGCATACTGTTGATGCATATGATTTTGTTTGGAAGCGAGATGACGGCAAGAAGCTGTCCGACAAAACCATTCGCGAAATAATCGGCGAAAGCATACCCCCAAAAGGCTTAGAAGTGATTTTCAAGCACCTAATCGGAACCCTGCTTGATCACCGCTCGACGGCTGTAGCTGCTTAATTGCAGACGCCATCAGTTTCCCCTTGTTGCGCTTGTCAAAGAACGCAGCGTAGGAAGGCGAACTGATCACAGTCACCCATCCCTCATACATCTTCTTTACACCGTCGCGCGTCATGATCGAAACAGAGGTGGTCCTGCCTCCTCCCTCCTTGGGTTGAACAATCTTGCCCCAATCATCTTCAGCAAGATCGGCTCTATAAAATACGGCCGCTATTGTTGGGCAGCCTTCTATAAAATCCCAGTAGATCCCGAATAGGTGGTTCGTTTCGCGATGGTGTGCTTTCCAATCATATCCCGTGGCAACGTGGATCCGCTGGTCACCGATATCTGGTTTGTCGAAGCCGCGTTTCAGGCAGACAGCCGGTGTAGGAACGCTTCCGCAAGTGGCCTTGACCTCGAAGCCTCCCGTGGAAAATGGACTGAAGGGGCCTTTCTCGCGTAGTCGCTTCGAAAGCGCCTCCCACGCTCCACTGCCATCATCATCCATTAGGAGCAAATCGGGGTAGCCGTCCTGATGCGGATTCTTTCGAAGTATGTCTGGGTGTTCCAAGATCATGGCTGCTGCAAAAACCTCGCCAACGAAGGCACTCAGATTTCGCATCCCCAATATTTCAAAGACGTTGACCTCGAAGCCTGCCAGCTTATCGACGATAGCGCGCGTCCGATGAACCGCCTTCTCGATTTCGTACGGCTGCAGGGCGTAGCCCCTGGGGCCCACAATCGATGCATTCGGATTTGTTACATAGTCAAACTTCACTGCCATTATTCAAACACCGTTTCTTCAACTTCGGCCCGGACCCGGTGCAGACAGTGTCGGAAGCAAGCAGATGAGAATTCTCGGCTGTTCGGACGTCTACCCAGACTTGGAAAGAAGTATCAGGCAGCGTGATCGAGCACAATCGCGACCCTTCAGGGCTGATGGCACATCGCGTTTGAGCACGGAATCGGCACAGCTCACCATTCGGATTCCCAAACATTCCCAATAGCTTGAAGATTCATTTCGGGCGATTCTGCCGTCCATGCGGACCTTCCTCCATCGCCTTCTCGGCCTCGCGCGCGCTCGCGGCTTCGACGCTGCGGGTGGCGGTCGGCGTTGGGAAGGGGCGCGGACGGTCGATGGGCTGAATGCGGCGATTCTTGCGGGCGCGACCACGGCGGCACGGCGGGCCGGGTGGTACGCGCGGAACAATCCTTGGGTCGCGGCGGCGGTGGACAGCCTCGTCGGCAATGTCGTCAGCGCCGGGATCAAGCCGCAATCCACCCATCCCGACCGCGCGGTGCGCGAACGGCTGCAGACGCTCTGGCTCCGGTGGACCGATCACGCCGCCCCGGATGGGCTGGCGGATTTCTACGGACTGCAGGCCATGGCCGTGCGCGCGATGGTCGAGAGCGGAGAGAGCTTCGCTCGCCTCCGCGTCGCCAGCGACGCCGCCAGCATCCCCGTCCACCTCGAGCTTCTGGATCGCGAGCAGGTTCCGATGGACCTGCACCGCGAGATCGGCGGCGGGGCGCGGATCCGCGCGGGCATCGAGTTCGATGCCGCCGGTCGTCGGGTCGCCTACCGGGTCTTGTCCTCCCGCCCGGGCGATCCGCTGGGGTCTCTCCGCATGGACCCGCTCCGCGTCCCCGCCGCCGATTGCCTGCACCTGTTCAAACCGCTGGCCGCCGGTCAGCTGCGCGGAATTACCTGGCTCGCGCCGGTGCTGCTGCGCCTGCATGAGCTCGACCAGTTCGAGGATGCCGCACTGGTCAAGGCCAAGGTCGCGGCGCTGTTCACCGGCTTCATCACCGATCCCGACGGCACGGCGGGCGGCCTGAGCGGGACGAACACCAACGGCGCGCTGACCGTGGGCATGGAACCCGGCAGCCTGATTCCACTCCCGCCCGGCACCGACATCCGGTTCTCGAATCCGACCGAGCACGACGCCTACGCGCCCTTCGTGAAGAACCACCTGCGCGCCGTCGCGGCCGGTCTCGGCCTGCCTTACGAGCTGGTCTCGGGCGATCTGGAGGGCGTCACCTATTCCTCGATCCGCGCTGGACTGATCGAGTTTCGCCGCCGGGTCGAGCAGTTGCAGCACAACGTGGTCGTCCACCTGTTCTGCCGCCCGGTCTGGGAACGCTTCGTGCGGCTGGCGGTGCTGACCGGCGAACTGCCCGCGCGGGACTTCGACCGAAACCCGGACGGCTACCTGGGGTGCGAATGGCTGCCGCCCAAGTTCGACTACGTCGATCCGATGAAGGACGTGCAGGCCGAGATCATGGCGATCGGCGCCGGGCTGAAGAGCAGGACGCAGGCGATTTCCGAACGGGGCTACGACGCCGAACAGGTCGATGCCGAGATCGCCGCCGACCGCGAGCGTGCGGAGGGGCTCGGGCTCGCCTTCGGGCAGACCTCTACGCCGCAGCAGAAGGAGTTCGCCGATGGCTGAGACCATGGAACTGCTCACCCGCCGCGCCACGCTGGCGCCCGCCACGGCCGATGCGGAGGCCCGCACCGTCGAGGTGGTCTGGTCCACCGGCGCGCCGGTGCGCCGCCGCGACATGGCGGGACAATACATCGAGCGGCTGTGCCTCGCGCCCGGTGCCGTTGACCTGTCTCGCCTCGAAGGCGCCAGCGTTCTGGACGCGCATCGCCAGACCGCCGTGCGCGACGTGCTCGGCTCCGTTCGCAGCGCCGCCGTGGACGGCAAGCGCGGCACGGCGCTCATCCAGTTCTCGGCCCGGCCCGAGGTGGAGCCGGTCTGGCAGGACGTCCTGTCCGGGATCCTGCGCCATGTTTCGGTCGGCTACTCGGTCGAGGACTGGGCCGAGACCACCGAGAATGGCGCGCGCGTGCTGACTGCCGTGCGCTGGACGCCCCACGAGATTTCCCTGGTGCCGACGCCCGCCGACCCCGGCGCCCACATCCGCATGGAGACCCACATGAACGACACCGCCATCACCCCTGCCCCGCCCGAGGCGCAGACCCGCGCCGCGATCAACACCGAGATCCGCTCCATCGCCCGCATCGCCGGGCTGGACCAGTCCTGGATCGACGGCCAGATCGACGCTGCCGTGGATCCTGACACCGCCCGTCGCGCCGCCTTCGAGGCGCTGGCAACCCGCAGCGCGCCGACGATCCGCACCGAACAGGTCCGCGTCGAGATGGGCGACAGCCACGATGACCCGAGCTTGCGCGCCCGCCAGATGGGCGAGGCCCTCTATGCCCGGATCAACCCACGCCATGACCTCAGCGAACCGGCCCGCCGCTATGCCTACGCCACGCCGGTGGACATGGCCAAGGAACTGCTGACCCTGCGCGGCGAGTCCACCATGGCGCTGTCGCCCGCGAGCCTCGTCACCCGTGCCCTGCACACGACCTCGGACTTCCCGATCATCCTCGGGGACACGGTGGGCCGCGTCCTGCGCGACGCCTACCAGGCCGCGCCTTCCGGCATCCGCCGCCTCGGCCGCCAGACCACCGCCCGGGACTTCCGGGCGGTGAACAAGATCATGCTGGGCGAGGCGCCGCTGCTGGAGAAGCTGAACGAGCACGGAGAGATCAAGGCCGGGACCATGGCCGAGGCGCGCGAGGCCTACAAGGTCGAGACCTGGGCGCGGAAGATCGGCATCACCCGGCAGGTGCTGGTCAACGACGACCTCGGCGCCTTCTCGGACCTCGCCCGCCGCATGGGCCAGGCTGCGGCCGAGACCGAGGCGCGGATCCTCGTCACCCTGCTCGAGGCGGGCAGCGGCAACGGGCCGACCCTGTCGGACGGCAAGACGCTGTTTCATGCGGACCACGGCAACAAGGCAGGCACGGGCGCGGTGATATCCGATGCCACGCTTTCGGCGGCCCGGCTCGCCCTGCGCACGCAGAAGGGCATCGAGGACCGCACAATCCGGGTGACGCCGAAGAACCTGCTGGTGCCGCCCGCGCTGGAGACCACGGCCGAGAAGTGGCTCGCCACCATCGCGCCCGCCACCGCCGCCGATGTGAACCCGTTCTCGGGATCGCTGTCGCTGGTGGTGGAGCCCCGCCTGACCTCGGCCACCCGCTGGTATGTGACGGCTGATCCGGGCGAGATCGACGGGCTGGAGTTCGCCTATCTCTCGGGCAACGAGGGGCCGCAGGTCGAGAGCCGCTCGGGCTGGGACGTGGACGGCGTGGAGATCCGGGTGATCCTCGATTTTGGCGCGGGCTTCATCGACCATCGGGGCTGGTTCATGAACGCGGGCGCGTGAGCATGGCCGACCTCGCCCAGCTCAGCGCCTGGCGGGACGCCCTGATGGCCGCGCGCTACCGGGGCGTCCGCACCGTCGAATACGACGGCAAGCGCGTCACCTACGCGAGCGACGGCGAGATGGCCGCCGCGCTCGCGGACCTCAACCGCCAGATCGCAGGGGCGACCGACCGCATCTCGGTCGTCCGCATCCAATCCTCGAAAGGGCTCTGAAATGAAGAACTACCTCCAGAACGGCCACATCGTCCGCGTCACCACACCCGCGGGCGGCATCATCTCGGGCGACGCGCTGATCGTCGGCAACATCTTCGGCATCGCCGCCTACTCCTCGGCCGAGGGCGATCCGGTCGAGCTCTCCACCACAGGCGTGTTGCAGCTGCCGAAGGCCAACGCGGCGGTGCTGACGGTCGGCGCGCGCGTCGCGTGGGACAACACGGCGAAGGAAGTCACCACCCCGGCCGCCGGGCGATTCCCCATCGGCGTCGCGGTCGAAGCCGCCGGGAACGGCGTCACCAGCGTCGCGGTGAGGCTGGACGGCGTGGCAACGGCGGCGGCGTGAGGCGCAGAAAAGGCGTTGTGAACACCAACGCCTTTTTTTCCGCAAGCGCGAGGCTCGCTTATCCTGCGTGCTCGCCCTTGCGGAACGCCATGTCGGCGATTTCGCGAAGGCGGGCGCGGTAGTGCTCCAGCGTCCCGACATCGCCCCAGTTCACATCCTCGGGGCTGCACTCGAAGTGGTCAGCGCTGAGCGCGGCGAGGCGTTCGAGCATCGCGTCGATCTCGGTCTTCGCTGAGATGAACGCGGCGAGAGCGGCGTCATTGGTCTTGGGCATGATAGGCTCCGACAGAGTGTCCTGATCCATCACGCTCGTGTCGGGCTTCGATAGCAAGTCGGGACCGACCGCTATTCGGAGGGCGCGAATGCGATCTCCTTGTCAGGAAACGCGTCACGCAAATTGACCATGGCCTCGTCAAACGCCCTGCCACCCCATTGGTTCAGAAACGCGTAGGTGCGTCCTTCGAAGTGTAGGAGTTCGTCATCACCGCAGAAGTAGCGGCCTGGATCGAAATTGCGTCCTTCCCTTGCTCGGGCCTCCTTCGCCAAGCGATGGAAGTCCTCAGCCACCACCTCGCCCTCCACGGACACGAGGGCCCGATTGGCCCGCGGGCCACAATGCTTGGCGACCTCCTCCGGTGCGATGCCGCTCTCCACTAGGTGGCGGAACACCTGATAGATCGCGTGTCGCTTCCGCAGCGCCGTCAGTTGGCGCCCGCCGAGGGTGACGTCGTAGCTGGTCCAGTCTCGCGTGTCCGTTCGCGCCTCGCGCTCCTTGCGCTTCTTCTCGGTGACACGGACCTGGTATTCCGCGACCTCCGGAAGCGGGATGATCTGCTGGACATCAACGAGGACACGACCATCGAGGCCGTAGGGCTGGAGGCGCACGCAGCGGATGTCGATGCCGCGCTCGATCAGCCAGAGAACGGACGTCGTCAGTTCGCGGCTGAACTCGGCCGAGGCTAGGACGATCCTGACGTCCTGCGCGAAGGCATCCTCGTCGGGCTCGTCCCACCCGAGGAAGTCGAGCAGTTCGGCACGCGCATCCGCGTCGGCCTTGCCGATCTGCGTCAGATAGCGAGCGAACACATCGGCGGCCTGGTCGAAGGTCATGGTGGAGACCATCGACGCGTAGCGGATGGCCTGCAGTTCCATGTGGCCGCCGTCCTCGGTCCGCTTCAGCTCGATCACCACGAGGTTCGCATTGCGGTCAATGCCGAGGAGATCAATGCGCCGACGCGACTCGTCCCAGTCCCCGAACTCCTCCGCGATCACCAGCGTGTCGGGTGCGACCACGGCGATGTTCGCCCGCAGCAGGCGCTGCAGATCGCGCCGCTCCTGCAGCTGCACCAGACCGAACGTGGTCTTGCTGAGCGGACGGATTTCTTCGCTGGCAAACTCGTAGATCGGCATGGGCAATTCGGACCTTTCGGGAATTGCTCCCATCCAAGCGCAGCGTCGCGTCGCGGGCAAGCGCCATCAGACGCGAACGCCCCGTGAACATCGGCCCGGTCCCGTGTCGCATCCGTGTTGCACGGAGGAATCGGGGCTGGCCGTAAGCCTTTGGAATCTTTGGGGAGTGTTCGGGACGGGCTTGCAAAGCGACGCGACACGCAAAAGCCGCCCTGCGGGCGGCCTAAGTGTTTGATATCTTGTCGGAAAGTTTGGTTGCGGGGACAGGATTTGAACCTGTGACCTTCAGGTTATGAGGCTATGTAGGCGGATTCTTAGTATTCTTTGGAAATCAAGTAGTTGCTCCGCAACCCTTTGATATCGCGTGCCTTGCTTCCAGCAATGGCCGACTTTCACCGCGCTTCGCGGCGCGGAAATGGCATTCAAAGGGCATTCACCTGTTGAGTTGGTGTTGAGTCAAAAAACGCGGACCTGTTGTGCCGCCCATGCTCCAATCAGGTTGGGTCGAGCACTCAGCCGTCAGGCGCCTGCCCTTCCAAGAACGGCTCAAATGCAGCCTTGAAGTCTGCGTTGCTCTGTCCTTGCTCGTTGAAGAAGGGCAGGCCGTACACGGCATAGTCGCGCCCCTGGAACACTGTTTCGATGCGCCCTTGACCTTCGATGTCCCTTAGAAAGGTCTCTTTCCAGCTATCAGCTTGTTTCAAGTGGTCGCCCTTTGGCTCCACGAATAGTTGCAGGATCGTGCTGGTGCCCTCGCCCTTCTTGCGCATGAACAGCACGAAATCCGGCTCAAAAGCCTGGCCATCCGCGAAGGCGAACAGCTTCACGGCCTTCTCGTTGCGCAGCAGGTGGAAGTCGTCATACCGTTCGCGCAGTCGTTCGGCCTGATCGTTCAGATACTTGATGAAGTGCTTTTCCTGGTCGGTACCGTAGCTGTCGTCATATGCGTGCCAGTCCTTGGCCGTCAGGTCGATCTGATCCAGGCCCGGCACGTTGCTTTCGCCCTTCACCCAACTCAGGCCCGTCTCGCCTTCAATGCGCAGTTTCAGCGTCTTGTCTGTGAATCGGTCGCTGATCCGGTAGGGTTTGAAGTCCTTGGTGCCCACAAACTCCACGCTTTCGCGTTTCACACCGCTTTCGATCTGGTGAAGGACGTATTGCGCGATGTCCAGTTTTTGACGGGCTGTCAGCGCGTCCAGGTCTTCAGGCAGGCCGCGCACCGTGACTGTTACCCCGCCCAGATAGGTGGCCGATGTCAGAAACTGCGATGCGCTGGAAAGCTGGGGGAAGTAAGTGTTGAGGCTGGTGAAGTGGAAGAAATCGTTGGCGTCCATAGCAAAGCCCAGAATGGCCCTGCCAAAGTCCGCCAGCTTGAAATCTCGCGCCACAGGTTCTTTCGGGGAGGGGGCCAGCTTCAACTGTCCACCGCCAAACGCAGAGCTTTCGGTTACGCGCCCGGTCATCAGCGTCGGGTAGTTGAAACTGGACGGGACGCTGTATGCGTCCAACCCCGCCACGCCTTCGCGCGGGTTCCTGATCCGGTCGTTCACCCAGACATGTTCCGACATATAGAGGGTGGTTTGCCTGAAGCTGTCCTTCAGCCGCAGCTTCACCGTCCGGGCGGTTTCGTCCAGCATCCCGGTTTCGCGCAGCGCGTTGCGGATGTCCTGAATGTATTTCGGGTTGTGGGAACAGTGGTAATGCAGTTCTTCCAAGATGCGCAGCGGGTGTTCCACGGCGCTGTCGTACTTGCGCTTTTCCCGTGCCGCGTCGGGCTGATCCGGGGCCGTGAACGGAAAGTATCGCGCCCCGCGCCCGATCAACTGCGCCTCGGCCATGGTGGTCTTGCCCACCTTGTTCGCCTTGCCGTCGCGGGTGTCATACAGGCGAACGATGTCGAACAGGTTCAGCACGTCCCAGCCTTCGTTCAGCTTATCGACGGCAAAGATCACCCGTATCTCGTTCGCGCGGTCCTCAAGCGCGTTCAACTCTATCTGTCTCTTTTCCAAATCCTTGGGATTGTTGACGTTCACAACCTTGTCGCGGCTGAAATCGCCCTGCAATTCGCGGGCAAAGTCATCTGCCGCCATGCGGCGTTCGTCTATGATGAAGGCGAAGGCGCGGGAAAGCGTCTCGTCCCCCGCTGACGCCGCCCGCAGCGCGTCCAGCCGTGCACCGGTCAGGCCCGCCACCATGGCGGCGAAATCGGCCTCGTTCTCGCCCGATGCTGCGATGGTCTTGGACTTCATCAGGATCACGGGCTTGCAGTGCAAGCCATGCGCCTCGGCCACCTTGCGGCGGTATTGGCTCAGCACCATGGCTTGCATCATCCGGTCCACCGGGGGCAGGTCGGCCTGCCGCAACTCGATGTCCTTGGAATAGCCATCCTCGCGAAACTGGCGCAGGGAATAGTCGTACAAAATCTTGTCGCGGTACTTGGCGCGGATCGCCTCGTGCCCCAGGTCCACCGTTGCGGTAAACTCCAGCAGCATGTTGTCCTTGTGCTGGCCGAAGATACCGCTGACCGTGTTTTCCCAGCTTTTCTTTTCCTCGGCCTCGCCCGCTGTCAGGGTCTTCTTGGTCTCGGCGTTCAGATGGTGCGCTTCGTCGGAAATCATCACCACCTTTAAGTCGCGGAAATCTTCCATCGTCACCGCGTTCTCGCGCGGTTCGGTCATGCGGCTGTGCAGGCCCTGTATGGTGGTGAAGTGGATGTTGATCGCATCCCCGCTTGCCGCTTCGAAGTTCGCAACGCTGCGTATCTCGATGGGCGTGTCGTCAACGCGCAACTGCGGCGCGAACAGATATTTGCTGGACGCGGGGTTGAGGAAGTTCTCCTTGGTCTTCTCGATGATCTGGGTCGAGTTCACGAAGAACAGGAAGTTGCGATAGCCGCGCGCATAGAGGTCCAGCATCAGCGCCGCCATCAGCACCGTCTTGCCGCTGCCCGTGGCCATGTGGAACAGCAGGTGCGGATTGGACGGCTTTTGCGGGTAGTCCTCCACGAAGAACAGGAAACGTTCCAGCGCCGTCACCTGATAGGGGCGCAGGGCGATGCTATCGGCAAGGTTGCCAGTGATGTG